GACGCGGAACGCCGAGATTTGCGCGCTGGCGGCGACAGGAAAGCACACCATCACGGCTATTGCGAAGCGGTTCGGGATGCACCGGTCTTGGGTGAGCATGATTCTGACCGCCTGGAGGAAGGAGCGGATCGCATGACCGCCAAGGAAACGCGCGCACTCAAACCCGGCACGCCAGTGTTTTGCACGGTGCGCGGCGTGGACGCGCACGGGTGGTGGCGACTCGTGGCCGTTCGCCCGAGGGACGGCTATATCAAACTGGCCGGGCAGAACTGCTGGTGCCCGCCGGGCAACTTCCAGCTCACCGAGCCCACACCGGCAACGGAGCGCACATGACGGCGAAGAAGCGCGCCTACTCCCGCGAGTTCAAGCGCGGGCCGACGGCTGAGAAGCGGCGCTCTATCGCCGTGGTGGCGCCGTTCACGTTGGCGAAAGCGTTCCGGGCGAAGGTCAAGCGCCTCGGGCTCAGCCAGCGGGCGCTCATCCTCGGCTGGATCAAGCGGTGGACGGAGGAACCGTGACTGGCTGGACCGACCGCTTCGAGCTACGCTGCCGGAACTGTGGCCTGCTCTACGAGTTCACGCTCCCCGCGCACGCCAGCTCGATGGACATTGTCGAGCGGGCCCAGCGGCTGCATACCGCCATCGACGCCACCACGATCGTCGGGCCCCGATGCGACGGCGCCCGGCTCGACGTGGTCATCCTGCAGCGCGACATCCCGCCGGCTGACCCCCCCGACACCACCGATTGACGGTAGCGTCTGACCCTGGTTCAGGCGCATACTCTTCCTCGTGCGGCACTTCGCAGACTCGGTGGCGCTCGCCCACGAGCCACAGGCCGTCCTGGCGCGGCTCGTCGAGCACTGCGACGAGCTCGCCCACATCAAGGAAGCCCAACCCCTGCTGCCCGTCCTGTTCTCGCAACGGGCGCTCATCGTCCACGGCGCCCAGGCCGCGGCGTTCATCATGCAACCCCGCTGGCAGGGCCCCTTCGCCAACGTCTCGGCGTTCCTCGTCGCCATGTTCGTGGCCCCCGTGCCCGGCCTGGACGGCGAGGACCCGGACTACATCATCGTCGTCGACCAACCCGTCTGGTCCGTGCTCGACGCCGAGCATCGCGACCGGCTGATGTTCCACGAGCTGATGCACCTCCACGTCCGCGAGGATGAATACGGGGTGGCCCGCCGGAATCCTGAAACCGGGAAACCTCTTCTCAAGCTGGTGCCTCATGACTGCGAAGTCTTCCACGCCGAACTCGAACGCTACGGCCCCGACGTCTGCGGCATCGAAGAAACGCTCGCGTCGATTGTCGAAGGCGCAGCGCGCGCGAAGAGACGCGCGCTCAAGATCGCGTAGACAGCAGGCGGCCCGCGCCCGTCGCGCCGCCCACTTGTTGGCACTTGACGCGGCCGAGCCGAAGCCGGCCGGGTTCAAACCGTCGTATTGGCGCTATCTCCAGGCGTGTACGCTGCTGATCGACGCCGGTAAACCCTGCACGAACAGCAACATTGCGAAGGAGCTGCACGTCACGCTCCAGGGGGTCTGGCACTACAAGAAGCGGCATCCCGGCGTCGAGGCGTGGGTGAGCGAGAAAATGACGGCGCAGAGCGCGCACCTCGTGGGCCCGCTGCTGCGCCGGCATGCGCTGCTCGGCCAGCAGGGCAGCGTGGCGAGCGCGGAGCTGATCCTAAAGCACGCGTCCGGCTACTTCGCGCGCGGGCCCGGGGCGGTGGCCGAGGAGCTGCTCGGGGGCGGCATGGTCGTCAATCTGCTCGTGCCCAGGCCGGAGTATCCGCAGGGCGCGCTGCCGGCGCTCTCCGCGGCGACGAAGCCGCTCGTGCCGCGGCCGGACATCCCGACGTTGAATCTGGGGCAGCCATGAGCGAGGCATTCACCGTGATCGAGCAGTGCTCACACTGCGCCTGGACGTGGCACGAGCGACCCGAGGATTGCCCGCGGCTCTACCGCGCGCGGCCGCCGATGCTGGAGGAACTGGTGCTGCTGCAGGACCGACGCAACCAGCTCGAATCGATGATCGTGGAGATGCTCGTCGCCAGCCAATGGTCGTGGCTCGCGCGGGCGCTCGCGCTCGACGACGCCGACGCGATTGCGCGCCTGGAGAACGAAGGGGGGCCGCCGTTATGACCGTGCTCGATGCCGTGCTCGCCGCCACGGTCGGCTGGTTAACCGTAGAGGCCATCCTGGGACTCGCGCGGCTGTTGCGGTGGCGGCAGCGCAAGGGGGCCGAGAAGTTCAAGGACCGACGATGATCACTGCCGACCAGTTGCTCGCCCATGCGATCGGGGACTACCCCTCGCTACTCCGAGCGGCGGCAGCCTACATCGAGCAGCATCGCGACTGACGTGCTGCACGTCCTCATCAACGGCGCCGCCCTGCGATGGCTCTGACCAGCTCCACCAGGCCGCACGCGTTCTGGATCCACGTCGACCGCTTCGCCGCGCCGCACCAGCGCGTGTGGGCCGTCGAGACGCAGGGGCAGTATCTGACGGCGCGGACCGTCGAGTGTCAGGTGCCCGTCGTGACCGTGTTCCGCGGCCGGTTCGCGCGCCAGCCGATCGCGTATCTCCGCGGCAAGGGCCTCGTCGAGCAACACGGCGCGCACATCCTCATCACGCCTGGAGCGAACGCATGAGAACCAAACCCCATCGCGGCTTCGACACGCTCGACCCGGCCGAGCAGCGGGCGCTGGCGGCGAAGGGCGGCCGGTCAGGACACGCACAGAAGAAGTCGCACGAGTGGACGCGGGAGGAGGCGGCGGCGGCGGGCCGGAAGGGGGGGATCGCCGGCGCGCGCAAGCGCCGGGAGCAGCGCGAGGCCGAGCGGATTGCGGAGGAGGCCAAGTCGTGATGTGGAACGACCTCGGGGCGCTGTATCAGCTCGCCTACGACAGCTCGAGCGAACGGCTCGTGCGGGTGTTGCGGTCCGTGCCCCTGCCGCCCGGCTGCTTCCGGGTGACGCGGGTGCGGCTGACGCCGAAGGTGCGAATCGATCCGTACACGCCGACGGGCGCGCTGCGCCTGGACTTCTGCTCGCTCGTGCGCTGGTGGGAACAGCCGGCGCCGCGGCCGTCCGGTCCGACGGTGACGGTCCGCTCGTGGTTCCGCTCGATGCGCGCGGCGGAGTTCGCGCGGCATCTGGACGAGGTCACGAAGGTGCGCGCGTTCGGCACGGTCTATACGCCCGACTGGACGTTGTTCGACACGCTCCGCCTGGTCGAGCGCATCACGGCGCCAACCTACTTCTCGTGGTCCGCCTACGAGTTTGCGCGGTGGCTGGCGACGCAGCCCGAGCGCGAGCACATCGAGGTTGCCCGATGGGCCAATGACTCGCTCTACTTCGTCGACAGACACGGCGCGGTCGTCGGGCGCATCGACGGGATCGGGCGGTGGCCGGACCCCGACGTGTGCCTGAAGCGCGGCCCGGTCGTGCAGGCGATGTCAAACCCTGGCGGACCGCCGAACGCGCTCCAGCGGGCCTACGAACCCGTCGGCCTGGACAAGCTCGAACGCTCGACCGAGCCGATGTTCAAGGCGCGCGTCTATGGCGAGAGCCGAGGCATCCGCCTGTTAGACATTCACAGATTCATCAGCGGAGACGACGAATGCTGAGTCCTGACGAACGCTACCTGCGCGACCCGATGTTCCGGGCGCTCGTGGACGTGCTCGAAGCGCAGATCCACAACGCCCAGTACACGCCGTCCGAGCTGCGCGAAGCCGTGATCCTCGCCGCGACCCGCTACGAGATGCGGCGCCCGCCGCGGCCGATGTACGTCGCGCCTGATGGTTCTCTCCTGCGCCCTGACGACCCGCCGCGCCCGCTCGCCGTCTATCCGAACGAGGGCCACGGGCATGTCTATCCGCGACCGGACGGCGTGAAGGCGCGCTGCGGCGGGCCGGGCATCTGTGCGGCCTGCGCGCTCGACGCCGAACGCAAGCGCCAGGAGGACTCACGGACCTGCGCGCGGTGCTCGACGCGGAACACGATCGTGCAGCACGGCGACGGCGCCATCTGCCCGTTCTCCAAACGGGGAGATCCCGCCTCCGAACGCGCGGGCGATGGACGGCACACACCTTAGTCGCCAACGCGTTCGCTGGCGCGTGCGCCATCCGCCGGCGATCCCCGAAATCGACCGCTTCGTTCGCCATCGCCAGGGCGCCGAGTTCACCTTCGGATATCTCCATCCCGAAGGCCACTGCATTCACACCCCGTCGTGTAGTCCTCCAGGCAGCAAACCCTTCGGCGGCAACGACGATGGCTCGCGCTGCCGGCCGCAGCCCAAGCAGGCCATCGCGCACGCCTCGGTCGCGGACATCCTGTTCTACGGCGGCGCGGTCGGTGGCGGCAAGAGCGAGTACGCGATCGTTGAAGCCATCACGCTCTGCCTCCAGTATCCGGGCTCGAAGGTCGCCATCTTCCGGCGGACGCTGACGCAGCTCGAGCAGGAGTTAGAAGGACGCATCGTCCTGCTGTCGCTGGCCGACGACAAGAATTTCAAGGCGCCGAACGGCAAGCTGTTCTGCAAGTACAACCGGCAGCGCCACGTCTTCAAGTTCTGGCAGGGCAGTGAGTTGCACCTGTGCTTCTGCAACCACGAGCGGGACGTCTACAAGTATCAGTCGTTCCAGATCATCGGGCTGTTCATCGACGAGTCGAGCCACTTCACCGAGTTCATGGTGAAGTACCTCTGCACCCGCGTCCGCAGCGCGAAGCGGGGCGTGCCCAAGGTCATTCGGCTCACCTCGAACCCGGGCAACGTCGGGCACGGCTGGCACAAGCGGTGGTTCATCCGGCCGGTCAGCGAGGAGCTGGGCCACCGTCCGCTACCGGCGCCGTTCGAGATCTGGCGTCCGCTGCCGATGCGGACCGACCGCACGGCGCCCGAGCGCATCCTGACGCGGCAGTTCATCCCCGCGTGGTTCCACGACAACTTCGCGCTCCAGTCGGCCGATCCGGACTACCTCGGGAAGGTCTACGCGCTCGGCGGCGACAAGGCGCTCCAGCTCGCGGAGGGCGATTGGGACGCCAACGAGTCGATGATCTGCGGGCCCTTCTGGCGCGACCGGATGCTGATTACGACGACCGACACGCTGCTGCTGAAAGCCGGCCTGCGGCCCGATCAGGTCATCCCGTGGCATGTCGTGAACGACCACCGCTGGCGGCCGCCGGTCGGCTCGCGCATCTACGGCAGCGTCGACTACGGCTTCGGCGCCCCGTGGAGCTTCCATCTGCACGCGACCCTGCCGGGCGGGCACACGCGCACGTTCTTCGAGTTCTACAAAGCCGGCGTCCGCGACATCGACCAGGCCGCCCGCGTCTGGCGGGCCCTGACGACCGAAACCTACCGCGACGGCAAGACGCCACTGCTCGCCGGGCTGGAGTTCATCGTCTACGAGCCGATGATGTCGGGCTCGCGTCTGGAGAACGGGATTGCGAAGTCGATCCTGGAGGTCTACCAGGACGGCTGCCAGCAGAAGGTGCAGTTCCTGCAGGGGGCCGGCGGACGCGCGGCGCGCATGTCGCGGCCCAACCGGTGGATGGATGCGCTGTCGGTCGCGCCGGACGGGTTCCCGCACTGGAGCTGCACGACCGCGTGCCCGGACCTGATCCGCACCGTGCCCGAGGTCCCGTGGGAAGAGGTCGACGGGCACCGCGGCGAGGTCGAAGACGAGAAGAGCGAGAACCACTGCCTCGCGGAGGGCACGCTCGTCGAGACACGCGACGGACCGCTCCCAATCGAGCAGATCATCGCCGGTGACGAGGTGCTGACGCGGCAGGGCTACCGGGTTGTCGAGCACGCGTGGCAGACATCACCGTCACGGGCGCTCTACGAAATCGAGACGGACAGCGCGCACCGTCTCAGCGCGACCGGCAATCATCGTATTTGGACTGAAAACAAAGGGTTTATTCGCGTCGACCAACTAGCGTATGAGGATATACTCCTGACTGACGAAGGAGTCAGAACAGCATGTCGCAATCGTCAGAAGCGCCCGTCGTCATCTCGCCCACGATTCAGGAGTGGCGAGGGGTTCGTTACTACCTGTGCGACCGCTACTTCGCGCGTCGGGGCTATGGTCGCCTCCATCGTCGCGTCTGGACTGACCTTCACGGACCGCTGCCTTCGAGCATTCACGTCCACCATCGAGACGAAGACCGCTCGAACAACCATCCCGATAACCTCCTGCGGAAGCCCGGCCGGAAGCATCTTGCTGACCACAGTCGCAAGCCGACGCCACGCCAGCGGCAGGCGCGTCGCGCGAAT